GGTGATGTTTTGTTGAAAGTTGTAGATTAGAGTTCGTCTACTGGATGGAAACCATTGTTCACAAATGATCTCATCAGGGGATCCCACATACTGGGCAAAGTTTAATACGCCGGCCATAATTGTCTCTCCAAAGGGTGATACTGCTGGCACAGGGGCACCAGCAATATGTTATTTAATCAGATCTCAAAATATCACAGGATTGTCAAGGGCTTATAGTGAAAACGTTGTAGCTGATGTCAAAACTGGCATTGGTAGAAGGGTTGCTTTCGGTATAACAAAGGTAAAGAAATTGCAAGGTATAACTACGACCCTGGACCAGGCTCACAACACCTGTGATCACATAGTCAGTCCAGGAAAATGCACCTATGCCACCTGATGTAGAAGTAGAAACCACGGTGCTGGTGACATTATCAATAAGGTCAAAGGCCACTGCAACACTATCAGTGTCTTCGCTATAGTGTGTTCCACGGCCTCCAAGAGAACCAGATGAATTTTGATCAATGATACAATCTATTTTGTATGTGGCTGATTGACTGGCTGTAAAATTGACATTGGCACCCATTTGTAAAAATGGATCACTTATATTAGACTGGGGTGTAAGACCACTCACGGTCACAAGTCCAGCCGCGTCACTGACCATAATATTTTTTGTGTTGGGAAATCCTGCTTGCGAGAACACAGCTTCACTGAGTTTGGCTGTGTTGTTGGATCCAAACGCGGCACCAAGTTTGTTTATCAGACTAGCAATACCCAAGGCAGTGGCAAGACTACCGCCACTTGAATTTAACAAAGTGGTTGAGCCGTCTTTCACAGCATCTGTGATCTGCACAGGTGCAAAGTTTAGTAAACTACCTACACTACTATAATCACTTGAAGTAGTTGAGTTGACTGCACGGCACTTGGCATACACATTGCTGGTCACCACATACTTGTCGTAGTCATAGGTCACTGTTTCACCAAAAGTGAATGCACCACCTGTGGGAGTTTCTGTGCTCAACAACACATAGTTGGTGCCATCACTGGAGAACCAAAACTCAATGCCATCCACAATGCCTGTGGGCACTGTGGTGGCTATGCTGGTTCTGGGTCTTGCACTGTTGGCAAACGCAGTAATGGTGGGCGTGGTTGGAGCACCAACATAACCAATTGTGACTAGACCGTTTTGATTGGATCTTTCGTATCTAAAAATGTCACTTAGATCATAAACGTTGGCATCATATTCAAGTGCAGTTATTGTGATGTTGATGCCACCATCTTCCGCATCTGCTTCTGACATGCTGATGATTCTGAACATCTTGTTGGTGTAGGCCAACACACTGTTGGTAACGTCAATCAAGTCGCCAGCTTTGACACCCAGGTGTGTGTAATCTGTAGTGAACTTGATCACACGATTCACGCGACTTTGTTTGAGTTCAATGATGCCTAGACTTTCGGCCATCACAGGATCATTGATCAGATCCAGATTGATGGCCAAGGTATTGTCGGGCTCGTTGGCATTGCGATCTATTTCAGGAATGGTATCCTCAATGTAGTCGGGTTCGTCATCCAGATCCACGTGTGGGAATTCCACTCTCACTGTGTTGTAGAGTTCACGCAGGCCAGTGCCTTGCACCGAGATAGGACCCACAATGTTTGAGTCATTAAAACTCACTGTGCTGTTACCTGCCTCATTGATGACCACTGCCCATTTGCCTAGGTTGATGTCATAGGTCAGCCAAGACTGTGCCGCACTGGTGATCATTTCCATGTTCTGCATCACAGTTTTGTCAGTTGACAACACACCGTTGATTCGGTATCTATAGGGTAAAACGCTTGTTCCGGCCATGTTGTTTCCTTTAACTTATTCTGATGATCAAGATGCCGTCCTGGCCGTTGCCACCTCCGCCTCCACCTGGTTGGTCATGGCCCAGGCCAGGTGTGCCAGTTGCCGTTTGACCACCACCAGCACCACCACCAGCATAATAAACAGTGGTGCCAGTAATGCTAGATGCATTGCCTATGCCGCCGCTGCCGCCAACACCAGTGTTGGCTCCAGGACCACCAAACGCTCCAACATTGCCACCGCCACCGCCACCTGCTGCCCAGAAAGCAGGTCCAGAATCTGAACCACCTAGGCCGCCGGCATTGTTTGCAGATTGTAGGCCGCCGTAAGTTGGTGATCCTGAATTGCCACCACGACCACCTGTGGTTACATTACCAATCTGCACAGTGGCAAATCCCACTCGTCCACCTGTTGCAGTAGCCAGCACAACATTTCCTGTTGCAATTGATGTGTTGCTACCTGAAACTGGAGCATTTCCAAAAGGATCAAATTGATAAACACCGCCGGAGCCTACGATTACTGCATAGGAATTGGCAATGAACGTGCCGTCTTGTGCTGGGTCAATCACCCAGGTGTTGGTTCCACCGCTGCCGCCACCACCGCCGCCGCCGTCGCCGCTGTCATAGCCACTTGATCCACCGCCACCAACAAGCAATATGTTAGCACTACCATAAGTTTTCTGATCATAAGTTGGTGTCCAGGTTGAGTTGGCAGTAAAACTTATGACATTGGCAAGATTGGCCACGCTGGTTCGAGTCAGATCCAGAGTGGTATTGACCTGGTTCACAGATTGACTATTCCAAGGATAACCTGACGGCATGGTCTTGACCTGAGTGTATGTGAATGTTGTGTTGCCTTGACCTCTCACAGGAACAAAAATAACATTAGCAAATTGATTGTTGATTTCTGTGATATTTCCTGTGCTTGAATATGTGGCCACAGCATTGGCCACGCTGTTGCCAATATTGCCACCTGGGCTGGTCAGGGTAATTGCATAAGTCTGACCATAGTTGGGTCCATCATTGATGAATGGTGTAGATGATGAGAACAATTGGTTGTTGCTAGTGTTACCAACAAAAGTTCTTGCAATCATGTTACCAATTGCAGGGAATGTGTTGGCCACTGTGAGACCAAAATGCACATTAGATGCCTGAACAACATTGCCAAATATACTACTTGCTTTGGTCAGATTCAATCCCAGATTTGCATATAAAAATACATCTGACACTGCACTGGTCTGATCAACTGGTGGCATGAATCGGATGTTGGCTGCATTGATGGTGGCCGCGTTGCCTGTGATTGTGTAACCATATCCGCCTAGTCCAGGCGTCCATACACCACTGGTATTTGCTTGTAAAATATTGCCATTCACATACCAATTTTGATTACTAGCAGGTCCAATGTTTGCAGTGTAACTCACAGCATTGGGATCAGTATCTACAATGGTGAAAATGTTATTGGTTAAAGTATTTTCAATGAATGTGGTTGGTATGGTGTAGGTTCCATTTGTGCTGGTGCAAGTCAAGGTAGACACAATGTTTGATGCCACGGTGACGTTGCCAACACCATTGATTTTGTAGATATTGGCTGTGATGTTTACGGTATCAGTAGTATCTGGATAAGGCACAAAAGAAACATTGGCTGCATTGAATGCAGTTCTGTTGCCAGTAAAGCTGCCCACATTGCCCACACCAGCATTGGTTCCATTCACAAAGAATGTGCCATTGGTTCCCAGCGTCTGATCAACTGCGATTGTGAAACTAGTGGCTGTGGTATCACCATCATCCACAGCAAACACCAATCTAGTGCTTATGTCTTCAGCATAGTTGTATGCTGTGGTCATTGTGAAATCAGTCTGTGTGTTGCCTATGTTGGCCAGTTGACTTACTTGTGTGTTTAGATTACTGATAGGATTGGTGAGACTGTAGTTTATGCTGTAGTTGAGATTGACATCGGGTCCAGGAATCAACCACAAGTTGCCCAGGCCGGTGTTGATATTGGCCTTGCTGTCCACAATGGTCAAGGCCTTGGTCACAGGATCAAGACTGGTGTTGCCCGCCATGCTGAGACTGAACACAGCATTGGCAATGTTGGGTGTGATCACAAGAGTGTGTGGCAGTGGTCCAGAATACACATCTGTGATGGTGGGTGTGCCTGGTATGGTCTTGGGCACATCCTCATCATATGTGAAGTTGGTGGCATTTGACAGCTCACTGTGAGTGTTGCTCACGATTACATTATTGGTCCAATTCCACTCACTAATGGTGCTGCCATCCATGTCAGGATACACAATATTGGCTGTGTATGAGAAGTTGGTGGCTCGGTCTTTGACAATGATTGTGGGATTCTTGATCTGATCCCATACCACATTGTCCATGATACCACTCACACGATACACACCTGTTGATGGCTCACTGCTGGCCACAGACTCAGGCAGAGAGGGCCAGGTCAGAATGGCATTGCCCACGTTGCTGGTGTTGATGTTGTAGGTGATGTTGCCGAACAGAGTGGACCCATCAAAAGGTTGACTGATCACGCTGGTAATGTTTATGCCCACAGGACTAGTAAAAGGCGAATCCTCACTGGTGGTCACATTTTGGTTTGTGGTGGCATTGGCACTGAATGTGATCGAATATGGTCGTTCATCTTGAAAAGTGTAACTTTGATTGCTGAATGTGTTGAGTTGGGCTAGGGTATTAGGCACTGTAAATCTCCGATGGGTCTATACCACATCCATATCTTGTGTTGGTCATGTAGTCATACATCACATCACCTGGCAAGGTCATAGAGTTGACCAGTTGGAATCGCATTGTGGGTATCTGTGTGAGATTCTTGGCACTTGAGTAGGTCATTTTCACACAGGCAAACACAAGATCATTCATGGTGTAACTGCTGGTCCAGTTGGGCACAAAACTATAAGCATTCAAGGGTGTGATTGAATAGCCTGTGGGTGCCACATTGTAGCCACTGGCACTGCCTCCTGAATAACATCTCACTGTCATTAGGCCGTCTAGACTGCGGTCCACGTTGCCTTCTCGATCCACTGAATAATCCACTGTGACGCCATCTGCTTTGAATACCAGTCGTTGGTCATTCATGTAGATGGTGGCAAAACCAATTGTGCTTTGCACACTGTCACTCAGCTTGACACCAGTGCGTTCACAGATAGTAAACACACTATACAGGGTTTGATTTGAATCTGCAAGCACAGCATCAGTGATGATGGCACCTGTGTAGGCTGTGCCATACAGCACAGGTATCTTGTGACTGGGGTCGGGTTTGACCTGCAGCCGCACTCCGGGATCGGGTTGATTGGTTCGGGCTGTTTCTGGCTTGGCATTGTCTCTGTTGACACTGGCAGTGACCTTGCTGAGTCCGTAACCCAGCAATGCAGTCTTGGCCAAGTTGGCACCAATGCTGTTGCTACTGAGTATGCCGCCGGCAAAACTTACAATGTCATCTAAGAAACTCATGCAGGTGCTCCCCAGTTTAGATTGGCCTTGCTGAGTCGGAGAACTCTATCCATGCTGAGGTCAGTGGGATACAAGGCCTTTTGATCAATAGGATTGGTTCTACGACCACTGGTCTTGTTGCTCAACAATTCTACTGTGCTGTTGCAGGTTATCAAAATAGTGCTTGATGCGGCTGTGGCCGCTGAATCAAATTCTTCTTCAATTGAGAAATTATCTACAATGCCTTGAAAACGTCCTGTGGGGTTGCCTGCAATGGCCAAGGCCTGTGAGTTGGTGTCAAACAACACTCGATAGGCTTCCACATAACTACCACGAATCTTCTGGTTGAGAAAGTTGCCAATTGTGGTATTGGGTATGCCCGATATCACAATGCTGAGTTCACCGGGTGTGGTTCGTAGTTCGCTTTGACTGTCGCTGATACTTAGCAAGGTGCCCAGGGCTGTGTAACTTTCGCCATCAATGGTGTAGGCTCTGTTGAAGTTGCTGAACCTCAAGACCTCAAAGCCAGGCACATCAATTCGCACAAACAGTGCTGTCTGAATTGCTGGATAACCGGAAAGATCAAATGCCATTATGTTCTCGATTCATAGAACACAAATGATCCAGACCACGAAACTTGATCTCTTGAGAAAATATTCCAGGTGGGCATCTCAGTGCAGATCACACTCCAGATCACATTCTCAGCCACACTCAAGGCTCCTGATCCTGTTGCATCCAACACTGGTCTGTTGAGACTCACTGTGTTTGAGTTGAAAGCCACATCGGCCACAATACTATACACACTGCCTGTGCCCAGTTGAATGATATCGCCCACACGGAATTTGTAACCACTTGTGGTGGTTGGGCTTGAGGTCAAGGTGATTGACGTGGCTCCCTGTGTCCATGTGGCCGCAAAGCCTGTTTTGTTCACACTGTTGCCACGATAAGGTATCATCCAGCTTGTGTAGCCTGCATCGTTGAGTTGCACTGTGCCAATGGTGTATCTGTCTGCATAGTCAATGGCTTCGATATAGGGTCTTGCATTGCTCCAGGCAATACCATCCGGTAGCTTGACATCAAACCGCCATAGCTGTCCACCACGGCTCACAGTTCTCACTGTGTTGTCTCTTGAGATTGTTTGTGCTGTGACTGCTCTGCGATTGAAACCAATCGACTCGGCGTTGTCAAACACATATTGAAATGCTGTTGTCATAAAATATTACCTTCTTCCAGGAATAGTTCTTGCACCTGCCTGTGCCACTGCGTGAATGAAAGCAGGATCACGTGCAACCAGGGCCTGGAAACTGGCAGCATCAACTGCCTGAATATTGTAGGTCACATTGGTGCCTGACATGGGTGTTACACTTGCAGGGCCGCCAATGAGTTCTGGACCGGCTTCGCCAGCAATGCCAAATCGGCCTTGTGGTATGTTGCCACCATTGGCAAAGAATCCTGAGAACAAGTCGCCAATGCCACTGGTGATTGAATCAAAAAATCCACCACCACCACCGCCACTGGACGGGAACAAGGCCAGGTCCTCCATACTGGATCCACCATAACCGGTGCCACTTGGTAGTGAACTGCCGCCACCAAATATGCTGCCTATTGTGTCTGAAATGCCACCAAACACACTGCTGATTCCAGAACCAATACTGCCCAGGATGCCTCCGCCGCCTCCGCCACCAATGCCACCACCGCTCACCGTAGAGGGTGCTGAGCCACCGCCGAATATACTTCCCAGTAGGCCACCACCTCCGGCACCACCTCCGGCACCTCCGCCAGCAAAGCTGCCTATCAGCCCGCCCATGTCGCCACCGTTGACCACATAGGAATAGGTGGGATTGCTAGGACTGTCGCCAGGTGCACCACCACCACCACCAAACAGATCACCAAGACCAAAGGCACTGCCTAGTCCTGCAATGGTCTGTTTGATCTGACTGCGTAGCAGTTCTTCTGCCATGTCAGCCACAAAGTTCTGCCATTCGAACTTGCCTGTCTTGGCAAAGTCCACAAGAGCATCTTCTAGTCCTGAGGTGAATTTCTCAAACACTCTGCCAGCCGCGGCGGCTGAATTTGTGGCAGCGTCTTTGTATTCGTTGAATGCTTTTTTCCAGCCTGTGCTGAATGTTCTTGACTGGTCATACAAGGATTTAGTCTGCTTGGCCAATCGGGCACTGCCTGCTGAGGCTGCATCATAGTAGGCCTTGGCTTCGCTGGGCTTGAGTGATCGACCCAGTCTTGCTTCTTCAGCTTCAATTGCAGCCTTGGCACTGTCTCTTGCGGCGGCTGCAATGTCATAATATTTTTGTTCAATAGCAGGCAAAGTCATCTTTGCCATTTCATCCTGAATGCTCAACAGTTTGTTTTCATTGTCAATCTGTGCCTTGACACCAAACAACACAAGACTGCGTTGGCTTTCAACCTGCAACAGTTCCAGTTGTTTTTGTCTCAGTTGTTCAGCACCATTGGCTGCTATCTTGTAGTAGTTTTCTACTTCGGCTGTGTTCAGCTTGCGACCCAGGCGTGATTCTTCTGCGGCAATTTCTGCGGCAGCCGAAGCCTTGGCAGCGGCAGCAATGGCATAGTAGCGTTTTTCGATTTCTGGCAACATCTGTGTTGCAATGCTGTCTTGCAAGGTGGCCAGTTGCTGATTTAGATTGACCTGTTGACTCAGTTCAAAATTACGCATCTTCTCCAGCGTGATCAGTCTGTTGTTGTTTTCAGTTGCCTTAGCTGCCTTCTCTGCTTCTGCATTCTGCACAGCCTTGATCTTGGCGATTTGTTCATCATAGACTCGGCCAAGTCCCAGTTTCTTGTCATTCTCATTCATCTGGGCCTTTTGGGCCTCGAGTTTTTGTATTTCGTCTGCACTGCGTTTTAGCACTTCAACTCTGGCTCGCTCTGCATCAGCAAATTCTTTGCTTGTGCCTATGAGTCTTGAATCAAGATTTAGAGTTTCAATCTGAGCCTGGTTGGCTTTGAGATACGAAGTGTATACTGCATTGAGTTCGGCACGTTTGCCTGCCAATGCATCTGTGACTTGTCGCTGTGCGGCAGCTTCTTTGCCTGCGGCCAAGGCGGCTGTTTCACTTGGATCTTTACCACCCAGCACCGACGCACCGGCTGCAAACAAAGCACCCACAACAGGCACAGCGGCACCAAGAGCACTGCCTGCGTTTCTAACAGCCTGACCTGCTTTGCTATTGGCACTGGCACTAAGAGCACCTTTCATGGCAACACCAGCCCTAGAGGCTGCACCAGTCAATACACCAAATCCTTTGGCAGCAAAACTCAAGCCACTCACAATGCCGCGACCGATTGCTATGCCTGGAATGGCCAACAATGCAATGCTGACCAGTTCGATCAAGCCAGGTATCTTGCTCAGGGCAGATGCTAGATTTGATATGCCATCAATGATGGGACCAAACGCCTGCAAGAATGCCAGTTTGAGTTTGAACATGCTGGCTTCAAATTGATCATTGAGTCTTGCGGCTCGTGCAATTTGTTCTGCCATTTCTCCTGCGGCACCTTCACCTGCTCGGAGGTTGGCCACAAACTCTGGATCAATAACCACATTACGGAATGCCTTGCCCAGCAGTTCGCCTTGAATGGCAGTCTTCTGAGCACTGGCTGGCAACAAGGCCAGCTGTTCAATCACCTTGTTGAGTAGGCCTTGTTCGCTGAGTGTTCTTAAATCACCAAGGTCAATGCCCAGTTGGCTGAATGTGGCCTGTGCCTTGGCACCACCTTCGGCAGCTTCATCAATCTTGGTAAAGAAAAAGCCCAGACTCTTGTTGGTCTGTTCCATGCTGATGCCAAAGCCCTTGACAGCACCTTGTAGGCCCACAATGCTGGCAATACTGAAGCCAGTGGCCTTGCTGAGATCATCTACAGCATCTGCCAGGGTGATTGCACTGGCAGCAAGGCCAATGAATGCCGCACCTGTGGCCACACCAGCCAGTTTGGTCAAGCCCACATGCAGTGTGCCTGCACTGGCGTTGACTCGATTGAAACTGGTTGTGGCACTGTTACCGGCAGCGGCTGTGGTCTTGGCAAAGTTGGCAGTGGCTCTATCGGCTTGATTTAAACTTGCGATGTATTGCTTGTTGTCAATAACAAGCGTGACTGAAATATTACTTGCCACGGTTTATTCTCCCCACTGCTTGAGGTATCAAGGTCTTTTCAATGTAGTTCACTGTGGGATCAGACATACCGTCAGGTGCCTGCTTTGAATAGCCTGTGTCCAGTCTGCCTGCGTAAGGATACGCAGCCACAATGGCATCGCCTTTTTGCACAGTGTTCCTACGAGCATTTCCAGATCTGATGGGCGTGTGATCACGGAAATACCGGTAGGCTTGATCTTGAATTGTGTCCAGTTGGTTTTGAGCAAGGCCGATCATCTTGCTGAACTGTCTAGTGTCAACGGTGAGTTTTACTGTCATTTTTTGTTCCTTACACGTTCTAGCATGGCGGTCATTTCGCTCTCACTCAGTTGCGGGGTTTCCGGAGCTGAGGGTGTGTTCTTGTTCATGTGCTTGTTATGCACATAGGTTTCAAACTGTTGAGCAATGTCCGCAACGTAAAGGTCAAGACTGTTGCCACGATTCAAGAATTCGCTAGGCAACAGGCCATAGCGTTTGCAAACTGAATCAATGGTCAACGTAAGACTCATTTCGTTGCTGGGCTTTCTGAAATCGACTTTTGAGGCTTTCCCAAAATTTCGATCACTTTCTGAATCGCTGCCATCAGCACATCGCTGGGCAGTGTGAGTCCATCCTTGACCACTGGAGCACCGGTGTCATCAAGAATCATTGCGTTCACAAGACTTGTGAGTTTTTCAAAGTTGTTGACATCCAGCGTGGCCAGTTTAACAAACACATCCATGTCCTGACGGTCATAGACCCAGAACTCCAGGGTGTCTTTGTATTGTTCTACTATCTCGGGGGTGTCCAATTCGATACGAATCAGTTGCGGCTTGGCCGCCAATTGTGATAATTTCATTTGATCTCTTTTCTTTCAATCATTTTGTTCAACAAAACCAGTGCAAATTGCAGTCTGCTTTGTGACTTGGTAACGTCGCCTTGAGCACAACGTAGTTCATTTGTGGCCTTGGCCACTTCTGCTAACAAACTTTTCACAAGTTCGTCATCGGTCTTTTGGTCTATCAGATCCATAAATCTCCTTTATTATTTATTGTAAACAAAAAAAGGGGCCTTGTGAGCCCCTCTTTTTCTACAGTAATTTTTAAGCTACTGTATAATCGCCTGTGACTGTCAAGGTAACAGGACTTACCCACACAGGTGAGTCTGCACTCACTGTAGGGCTCAGGCCTGTCACATAAGCGTTGCCGCTCATGGTCTTGCCAACAGCACCGGCGGAAGTATCGCCTAGATACAAGCTGAAGCCAACAAGTGTTTTGGCTTTGCTGAGTCCGATGATACCCACGTTGGCCACAGTGGTTGTGCCACCAGAGCCAAAGAACACAGTCTGATCCAGCACAATGTTCATGCTGAGACTGTTGGTTGCTGTGGTAGCAACCTGTTGCTTGGATCCAGAATCAAGCTGAGTCCAAGTAAAGATGTCGTTGCTGTTTTCAACAGTAACATCTTGTAGGGCAGGAACCACTAGGTTTCCTGTAAGTGTGCCAGCGGCATCCGTCAAGGTCAAGATGACCTGAGCGGCTGCAACACCTGGTGCGGGATAGATATAAGCCATTTGCTTTTTCCTTTATGAGTTTACGATCAGTTGTCTAAAACTGAAATCAAACTGCGTTACCTGTGCATCAGCTGTGAAAGAGGTAGACACTTGAGTTGCTCGTTGGGTTACACCGGCAATGTCTGTGTCTAGTCTAGCGTTCATGAATGTTGCGACCATGGTATTGTAGTTTGAGGGCTGGGTTTTTGCGTCTGTTGTGATGTAGGCCGAGACAGTTGTGATTTCATTCACTATGCCAGGACCATTCAACACGTCAATGAGAGGTTCTTGTGCAATCTGATCAGAATCCACATAGATGTATTTGAAGTTCTTGAGATACAAAGGATTGCCTTGGTTGTCCCAGGGCAGTTCCTCGGTCAGTGTGTAACCACTAACCTTGTTGCTCTTGAAGTAATCAATAATTTCTGTTCTCATCTCAC